CTTTGCACATCTGAAGAGGATATCTTTTTCGACAGCGGCTTTACGTCGCTGACGGATTGGATGGACCTCGACTCGCCAGTTCCCTTGGGAACGGAGGACGACATTATCACGGATCGTGATTATGTCGTGGGTTGATGTGCTAGCGTTCTTGTTGGACTTCCTGGAATGGTGGGTGACTTCGACGGGTTAGAAACCGTCGTCATGGAGCCAGAACTACCTGATGTTAGTCCGGGTGGTTCTCCATGTCTATCTTCGAAAGGTTCGCTGGGCTTGCCCTCCGAAATTACTCTTAACTATGCCTAAGTCTTACGTAATCCCTGCAATTCAAGGAAACGTTTATCGTACTCCACTCACCGGAGGTGCGCCCTTTCACTTCGCCTACGCGACTATTGCATCAGATGCAATGACCGTTACGGTGACTAGTAAGAGGGCAAAACCGAAGGATTTGTGGGGTGCGACGACGGCCCGAAGCGTTCAGAGAGACACGTTCCAGGCAGCGACTGGCGTTTGGCGTGATTCTGTGTATGTGTATTCTGGGCCGTGTTCGGCCATTTGGAGTGTTGGTGCTGAACCCGCCACTGGCGTGTTCCCAGCTCTTAACACTTTGGATGGTCGGATGCGGTCCAAGATCAAAGCACAGAACGTTAACCTTGCGCAGTCGATCGCGGAGTATAGGCAGACATCAAAAATGTTTGCCGACCTCGCGAATGATGTGGTTAAGACCTTTCGATCGTTCCGGTCTGGCAGGGTGTTGAATGACCTCGTGAGAGGTGTTTCTCGCCCTAGGGACCAAAAAGCGAAAGCGATCGCAAATCGCTGGTTACAATACCAGTATGGGCTTCGGCCCGCGATGAGCGATGTGTACGGGTCTGCCGAGGCACTAGCCTCTAAGATCCGTGACGGCATGTATCTCTATCACACTGTTCGTGCGAAGGAAGAGAAGCGGACGAAGACCCCATACCAAAATGTGGGATTTTCGCAGCGCATCTACACGACGTATGAGCATGAGTGGCAGGGTAAGTGCCGTGCACGCTATAAGGTATCCGATCCAACGATGAAACAGTTGGCCCAGATCGGCATCTCCAATCCGTTGTTATTGGCTTGGGAGTTGGTGCCGTACAGCTTCGTTATCGATTGGTTAATTCCGATTGGTAATTGGCTAGGTTCCCTCGATGCGTTGGTTGGCGTAAGTGACCTTCGGGTTGCGAGAAGTCAGCGATACAAAAGAGTGTGGACCTGTTATACGTCAGCAGGAAACAATGAGCACATCCAGACTCTGACTCAGCGTCAGGCTTTGGATAGCACGTTGCAAATGCCTCAGCTTGTTTACAGGCCGAGTACCTCCTTCAAAGCCGTGACAAACGGCGTGGCTCTCCTAACTCAACTTCGAAAGTGATCTCATGGCCCAAATTACTGGACCTCTCTCCATCTCGAATGGAGCCGCGACCCCTGTCGCAAAGTCGTTCGCCCCGGAGCGTGTTGCCCCTGAACTGTCGACCTTCACTGAACGGTCGGCAGCAGTGTCAGCTGGTTTCTCTCGCCTTTCGGTTGGTTTCTCGCCGGCTTCGGCCAAACGAGCTACCAATCGTGTTGACCTGAATCTGGACTTCCCAGTCCTGACGACGGCCAATGGCGTGAGTGCTGTGGCTTACGTTGGTCGCTTCAAGGGATATTTCGTAATCCCTGATGTCATGACCGCAACTGAGCGGGCCGATATGGCCGCGTATGTTGCAAATGCTCTCGACGTCACAGCCGTAAGGGCAGTGATCAAAGACCTGGACCCGCTCTACTGATCTAAGCAATACTAATCAGCCAGAAGGAATTCCATGTCCAAGACAGTACATACCTCGTTAGATGGATGCACTGTGTCGTCTCCAGCCCGTGGCCCCAAAAAGGCAACCAAGGTTGGTGAGCATAGGTCTGACAATAGTCGCGCTAGCGTAAGTGCTCGAGTCTTTAAGATCGAGCTTGACCTGCTACGTGCCCTGTGTGAAAACATAGGGAGCGTTCGAAGCTTAACCGTCTCACTATTAGCGCAAGCCGGTGAATGGGAGCAGCTGTTAGGTTTGTCTGTTAATCCTTTGCATTATGATGACCATCGGCTCTTTGCTGATGATTATCTGGTGACGAGTGTGCTTCAGAAGAACCCGCGGTTGCCCACAGGAATCGACAAAGCCGCTGTGGCTATCGGAAAGTTTCGTAGGGCCGAAGAAGTTTGTCGTGAGTCGAACCTTCGTCTTGCTGGATACTTTGAGGGCAACATACCGTTGCCCGCTGATGTCCGTCCCGCCGTTCATCACGCGCGGGAGATCATCAGAAGTATCCTCGGACCCTTAACACGGTCCGATCTGCATTATGCAGAATCCAAGATGAGGTTCGGCCCAGGATCGACAACTTCGGTGTCTGGGGTGGTGACTCAAGGCAAGAAATACTCGCGTCTTGAGATCGACGCTACCCCGAGACTAGTTAGTTTTCGAGCATTTTGCTTTCCGGTATATTGGAAGCAGCTGGTTAAGTCCATAAGACCTACCACATGTTCGAAGCTAACTACCGTTCCCAAAAACGCAAAGACTGATCGCGTGATCTGCATCGAACCCGACCTGAACATCTTTGGTCAGTTAGGGGTTGGTGCTTTGCTACGCGATAAGTTGAGCAAATTTGGCCTCGATCTAAATTCACAAGAACGGAACCAGAATCTCGCGAGAGATGCTGGGAAACTCGGCTTGTGTACTATGGATCTCTCTGCTGCTAGTGACACCATCTGCCGTGAGGTAGTGTGGGGTCTTTTGCCAGATCGTTGGTGTGAACTCCTTCATTACTTCCGGGTTGATAAAACTCGGATCGGTACGGAGGAAATCGCCCTTGAGAAATGGTCTAGCATGGGGAACGGCTACACTTTCGAACTAGAGACTTTATTGTTTCTGGGCGTGATCCTTGGCTGCTGTGAGGCAGCCGGTGTGGATTCCACGCACGTCTCCGTTTACGGAGACGACCTCATCTTCCCAGATGAGGTTCGAGAGCTAGTCGAGAGGACACTGACCTTCCTTGGGTTCAGTGTGAACGAGGAAAAGACCTTTGGCAAAGGTCGTTTCCACGAGAGTTGTGGCACAGACTGGTTCGATGGCGTGAACGTGAGACCTTTTTATCTGAGGTCTCAACATCATGATTTCGAATCGATCTGTTATCTCTACGCTAACAGCTGCCGTCACTGGGCTAGTCGTCGCAATGACGATGGCACTTGTGATAGTCGCTTGCTTCCGTTTTGGTTACGCTGCTTTAGGGCAGTTGAACCAGATAGGCGCCACCTTATCCCTCAGGGATTCGGTGACGTCGGTTTCGTTGTCGACTTCGACTTCGCGAAACCAACCCTCCATCGATCCTACAAGGATCGAGGATGGGGCGGATTTACCTTCCCTTACAGGTCGGTAAAAGCACAGAGAGCTGAAGTTTCCCATTTAGGCTGCCTCACGGCATGGTTGAATGGGAACGCGACGCAGTGGTCTCTCGGAAGAGAACCACTGCGCGGTCGCTTTAGCGCTGCGACTCTAGAGGTGGGCTACTCGTTAGAGTGGCCTAGTCTCGGACCCTGGGCGTAGCCCAGGGACTGA